ATGGATCAGAAGATTCAGCGAATGAAAGAACTGATAGAAATACTGCGTGAAGCTTCCAGGGCTTATTATGCTCAGGATAAAGAAATCATGAGCAATTATGAATATGATAAGCTCTATGATGAATTGTCTGATCTGGAGCAGGAGACGGGGATGGTCTTAACAGGCAGCCCTACTATAAGTGTTGGCTATGAAGCAGTAGACGAACTGCCTAAGGAAGCACACGAAAGCCCTATGTTGTCTCTTGGCAAGACAAAGGACAGAGAGGAGCTTCGCAGCTGGCTCAAAGATAAGGAAGGGTTACTTAGCTGGAAGCTGGATGGACTTACTATCGTTTTAACATATCGTGATGGTACATTGTTCAAAGCAGTTACCAGAGGAAATGGTGAAATTGGAGAAGTCATTACCAATAATGCCAAAGTGTTCAAGAATATTCCACTTCGTATCCAGTATCAGGGCGAATTGATCTTACGAGGTGAAGCGATCATTACGTATTCTGATTTTGAGAAAATCAATGAAGAAATAGAAGACGTAGATGCCAAATACAAGAATCCGAGAAATCTGTGTTCAGGTTCAGTAAGACAGCTTAACAATGAAATCACTGCGAAGAGAAATGTAAGATTTTATGCCTTTTCCCTGGTAAAGGCAGAAGAAGTGGATTTCTCCAATTCCAGAGAAGAACAGTTCCGTTTCCTGAAACAGCAGGGATTTGATGTAGTTGAGTATGTGAGAGTCAGTGCAGATACCATAATGGCAGCTATCGAAGGCTATGAAAAGAAGATAGTTGATTATGATATTCCATCAGATGGTCTGGTTCTTCTTTATGATGATATAGAATATGGACGTTCTTTAGGGAGAACGGCGAAGTTCCCCAGAGATTCCATAGCCTTTAAGTGGGCTGATGAAATCAAGGAAACCACGTTAAAAGAAATCGAGTGGAGTCCAAGCAGAACAGGTCTGATTAATCCGGTGGCTATTTTTGAACCAGTGGAATTGGAAGGAACGACAGTAAGCCGTGCCTCAGTTCACAATATCAGCATCATGCATGCCCTGAAGCTTGGAATTGGTGATAAGATAACGGTCTATAAGGCAAATATGATTATCCCCCAGATTGCGGAGAATCTGACTGGAAGTGATAATGTAGAGATACCGGCAGTCTGTCCGGTGTGTGGAGGTGCAACCCAGATTAGGGCAATTAATGATGTGCAGTCTTTGTATTGTACCAATCCTGACTGCGTGGCTAAGAAAATAAAGTCTTTTTCATTGTTTGTTAGTAGAGATGCCATGAACATAGATGGCTTATCAGAAGCTACATTGGAGAAATTCATTGCTAAAGGCTTTATTCATGAATATAGTGACATATTCCATTTGTCTGGCCATAAGGATGAAATTGTGGAGATGGAAGGCTTCGGTGAGAAGTCCTATCAGAATCTGATGAACAGCATCGAACAGGCGAGAAATGTAACATTACCTAAACTGATTTACAGCCTGGGAATAGCCAATATCGGACTTGCTAATGCGAAGATGATCTGCAGACACTATTCCTATGATCTGGATGCCATGCGCAAGGCAAAAGTAGAAGAACTAAGCGAGATCGATGGTATTGGAGAAGTAATAGGAAGAGCTTTTGCCCAGTATTTTGAGCAGGCGGATAACAACCAGAAGCTGGATGATCTTCTGGCGGAGATATCCATTGAAAAAGAAGAAATAAATGAAAGTGAGCAGACACTGACAGGACAGGCATTTGTCGTAACAGGAAGTCTGGAACATTTCGGAAGCAGAAACGAATTGAAGGAACTGATAGAGAGAAAGGGCGGCAAAGTAACAGGAAGTGTAACGTCCAAAACTGTCTGTCTGATCAATAATGACATCACTTCCAATTCTTCTAAAAATAAGAAAGCAAAAGAGCTGTCTGTTCCTATCATAACAGAAGAAGAATTCATGGAACAATATTTAGGAATGACACCATAAGGAGGACGCAGAAATGCCTATTAAGATACAAAGTGAGTTACCGGCAAAAGAAATACTGGAATATGAGAATATATTTGTCATGGACGAGAACAGAGCTTCCCATCAGGATATTCGTCCATTACAGGTGTGCATCCTGAATCTGATGCCTGTAAAACAGGACACGGAGCTGCAATTGCTGCGTGCTCTGTCCAATACGCCATTACAGGTAGATGTAACTTTCCTCATGGTAACAAGCCATGTATCTTTGAATACGTCAGCCAATCATCTGAATCGTTTCTATACCACTTTCGATGAAATTAAAGAAAAGCGATTCGATGGTCTGATCATTACAGGCGCACCTGTAGAAGATATTACCTTTGAAGAAGTGGATTACTGGGATGAAGTCTGCAAGATCATGGACTGGGCAGAACAGAATGTTACTTCTACCCTGCATATCTGCTGGGGAGCCCAGGCAGGATTCTATCACTATTATGGAATCCAGAAGCGACTGCTTCCGGAGAAACTGTTCGGATTGTATTCCCATAAAGTGCAGAACAGAAAGATACCGCTTGTTCGTGGCTTTGATGACTATTTCCTTGCGCCACACAGCAGGCATACAGAGACACCGGCTTCAGAGATTCATAAATGTGATGCGATCACAGTACTTGCAGAGTCAGAAGAAGCAGGTGTATTCCTTGCATACGCCGAAGAGGGAAAGAAGATATTTGTAAACGGACATCCTGAGTATGACCGTTATACTTTGGATAAAGAATATCATAGAGACCTGGATAAGGGATTACCTATTCATATCCCAAGAAATTATTATCCCAATGATGATCCAACCCAGAAACCCGATCTGCAGTGGAGATCACATAGTAATAACCTCTATACCAATTGGCTCAATTATTATGTTTACCAGACAACTCCTTACGAACTGTAGGAAATGGCTTGAAAACAAGGCATTTATGCGATTTAGGGGAAATAACGAATTTCACGTAATTTACCGTAGTTTCACGCTATTTTTTATGAAAATGGGGACAAACTGGGGACAAAATCAGTAGTTACTGGGGACAAATTAACAGAGCATCTGTATGTAAACAAAAGGGAAGAAACGAGATAGTTCTTCTCTTTTTTAGTGCGAAAAACAAATTAGACGAAAATAATATAAAAAAGTCAGTAAAAAGCAGTAAATGGCAGTAATCCGCATTGAAACGCAGTAGTAATGTGTGTTATTGTTATAATGTCGGAAAGCGAAAAAGATAAACAGATCATTTCCATACGAAACTCCTATTATTGGAAAAGCATCATGGCAGCAGTCATGGTGCTTTTTATTTACACTGTGAGAGGTGGTGACTTTGCCAAAGAATGAAAAAATAGATGAAGCGAAAAAGTTATATAAAGCAGGAAAAAAATTAGTAGATATTGCTAGAGAATTAGGTGTACCGGATGGTACTGTCAGACGATGGAAGAGCACATATGATTGGGATGGAAATTCAAGCGAACGTTCGGTACAGAAAAAAGCGAACGCTCGCTTAAAAAAAGACAACCAATATAAGAAACATGACAGGGAGCTGCAAGAGCTACTGGATGAGACATTGGAAAATGCCGAATTGACTGATAAACAAAGGCTTTTCTGTATATATTATGTACAATGTTTTAATGCTGCGAAAGCGTATCAAAAAGCATATGACTGTAATTATAAAACATCAATCGTAAACGCTTCAAGAATGCTAACAAATGCTAACATTAAATCAGAAATCCAACGATTGAAACAGGCCCATCAGAACAGGGAGTTTTTTTCAGAGGATGATATCTTCCAGAAGTATATAGATATTGCTTTTGCAGATATAACTGATTATATGGAATTTGGAACAGAAGAGGTTCCTGTCATGTCTATGTATGGTCCTGTACAGGTTACGGACGAAAAGACAGGTAAGAAGACAACATTGACCAAAATCGTTAATGTGGCGAGGTTCAAAGATAGTAGTCAGTTAGATGGAACTATAATATCTGAGGTTAAAGTCGGGCGTGATGGTGCTTCCATAAAACTTGCAGATAGGATGAAAGCCCTGGAATGGCTCACAGAACATATGAATATGGCAACTGAAGAGCAGAAAGCTAAGATTGCCCTTCTAAAGGCTAAAGTCATGAATGATGATTGTGACGAGGCAGCAGATGATGGATTCTTAGATGCATTAAATGCATCAGCGGCAGGGGATTGGTCAGATGAAGAGGATTAAACAGTATTTTCATTTTGAACCATTCTCTAAAAAGCAAAGGAAGATTCTTAATTGGTGGTGCGATACATCACCTGTAAAGGATAAAAATGGCATCATTGCTGATGGAGCTATCAGATCAGGTAAGACAGTGAGCATGTCACTCAGTTTTGTAATGTGGGCAATGTCCTCATTTTCAGGTCAGAATTTTGCAATGTGTGGGAAGACGATAGGATCTTTTCGAAGGAATGTATTATTCTGGCTGAAACTAATGCTGAAAAGCAGGGGATATGCAGTAACAGACAGTAGGGCAGATAATCTGGTAATTGTTTCCCGTGTTAATGTAACGAATTATTTTTACATATTTGGTGGCAAAGATGAGAGATCGCAGGATCTGATACAGGGTATTACACTGGCGGGTGTGTTCTTTGATGAAGTAGCACTGATGCCGGAGTCATTCGTGAATCAGGCAACCGGCAGATGTTCTGTTGATGGCTCAAAATTCTGGTTCAACTGTAACCCGGATGGTCCATATCATTGGTTCAAACTGAACTGGATTGATAAATTGCAGGAAAAGAATATGCTTTATCTGCATTTTACAATGGATGATAACCTGAGTCTCTCAGAAGAGGTAAAAGCAAGATATAGATCCATGTACACAGGAGTATTCTTTAAAAGATATATTCTTGGGAAATGGACTATGGCAGAAGGAATCATTTATGATATGTTCGATAATGAGAAACATGTCATTGATGACCTGACAGCTTATACATGGACAGATGAGTATTATGTGAGTTGTGACTATGGTACACAGAATGCGACAGTATTTCTGTTGTGGAGAAAGACAGTTACCGGAATATGGATATGTATAAGAGAATGGTATTATTCTGGACGTGATGAGAATGTTCAGAAAACAGATATAGAATATGCCGGGGAATTAAAGCAATTCCTCGGAACGATAAAACCCAAAGCAGTAATCGTAGACCCGAGTGCTGCTTCTTTTATTGCCCAATTGAAGAAAGAAGGATTTCATGTTAAGAAAGCAAACAATGATGTACTGGATGGAATCCGTTTTGTTGGAACACTCCTCAATCAGAAAAAGATATTGATTTATAAAGATTGTGAGAACCTGATAAGAGAGTTCAGTTCTTATGTATGGGACATAAAGGCAGTGGAGCGTGGAGAAGATAAACCGGTCAAAAAGGAAGATCATGCAATGGATGCATTAAGATACTTCTGTATGACTGTGATTAAATTGCACAAAGCAATCAGTATATTGAAATAGGTGATGATGAGATGGATTTAGATGCAGCTAAGAAGCTGGTCAAAGAATATATGCCAGGACATGCAGCATTTGCATTAAAGGCAGATATTGGAGAAAGGTACTATACAAACAAAAATGATATTTTATTCAGGGAAAAAACAGACGGAAAAGAAGGTAAGCAGGAAAAAGAAGAGAATCCACTAAGAAATGCGGACAATAGAATATCCCATAACTTTCATGGTGTACTGGTCAATCAAAAGGCTGCATATATGTTCACATATGCCCCAATGATAGATACTGGCTCAACCAAGGCAAATAAGCAGATATCCAAAATACTGGGTAACAGATATGCCAAAATATGCAAGAAATTATGTGTGAATGCTTCCAATTGTGGTATCGCATGGCTGCATTTCTGGACAGATGAACAGGGGAATTTTAAATATGGCGTCATAGACAGCAGGCAGATTATACCAGTATGGACGGATGACCAGGAAAGCCAACTGGCAGCAGTACTTAGAAGCTATAACAAGATAGAGGACAATGTCAAAACCTATATTATCTATGAAATTTGGACAGATACAGAGTGCAGTTCGTTTGCTCAGGAGGTATCCAGTGAGACGGCATGGATGTATTACTCAATAACTGACCGCTGTATCATTGACCTGCAAAGGGAAGGGGATAATGTCTTTAAACATGACTGGGGCAGGGTTCCTTTTATACCGTTCTTTAATAATGATATGCAGATGAGTGATTTGGAGAATACGAAACCTCTGATTGATTGTTATGACAAAGTATATAGCGGCTTCATGGATGACTTAGAGGACATTCAGGAGCTTATTTTTGTACTAAGCGGTTATGGGGGAGCAGATTTGAAGGAGTTTCTTCATGACTTGAAGAAATATAAGACTGTAAAACTTGATGAAGATACAGAGAATCCGGGAGTATCCACACTGACAATTGATATCCCGGTGGAAGCTAGGGAAAAGATGCTCCAAATGACCAGAAAGGCGATATTTGAACAGGGACAGGGTGTAGACCCGCAACCGGAGAATTATGGAAATGCTTCAGGAGAAGCACTAAAGTTCATGTACACGCTACTGGAGCTGAAATCCGGGTTAATGGAAACAGAGTTCAGGATCAGCTTGGAAGAGTTCATTACTGTAATATGTCAGCATCTTAAAATTAATACAGATAAAATAGACCAGACATGGACTAGAAATATGATCAAAAGTGATAAGGATATAGCAGATATTTGCGCATCCAGCGTAGATATCGTATCGAAGAAGACGATACTCAAAAATCATCCATTTGTGGAAGATGCAGAGGAAGAACTGAAGCAGATTGCAAAAGAAGAAGAGGAGAATGCAGAAAAAGAAGAGCAGTCCATGTATGGTGCGGCATTCAGCAAAAGAAAAGAGAAAGATCAGCAGGAATCAGAAGAAGACGTGTAATGAGGTGACAATATGCCGGGGCGGGACTACTGGAAAAAGCGTATGGAGGCAATGGAAGAACAATCGCATAAAAAGGGAATAGAGTACGCTGAATTTGCACAGAAACAGTTCTACAGGGCTGAGAGGAATATCGACAGGGAGATTGTCAAGTGGTATGGAAAGCTGGCAGATAATAACGGTCTTAGTTATTCTTCGGCAAGAGAGTTACTCCGTAAGGATGAACTTGAAGAATTTCACTGGAGCGTTGAGGAATACATTAAAAAGGGAGAACTGTCAAACTATACAGACCAGTGGAATGAAAAACTGAAAAATGCATCTGCCAAGGTACATATCAGTAGATTAGAAGCCATGAAGCTACAGATGCAGCAGGAATGTGAAGTTCTATATGGTAATCTTCATGACGCATTGGATGATAAACTCAGGGATATATATACAGATGGATATTACAGGTCTATATATGAAATACAGAAAGGTTATGGAGTAGGAAGTGCTTTTAACCGGCTGGATACTAGAAGAATTGAGACGGCTGTTAATTCTGCATGGGCGCAGGATGGAAGTAATTTTTCAGATAGGATATGGAAAGACAAAGACAGACTTATTAACGAACTGAACAAAGAACTGACACAAGCTGTTATTGCAGGAGGAAATTATCAGGATGTTGTAAAGAAGCTGGCAAAACGTTTGAATGTATCAGAGAGCAATGTAAAAAGGTTAGTATATACAGAAGCATCGGCAATACATGCCAAGAGCCAGCAGAAATGCTATAAGGAGCTGGGCGTACAGGAATTTGAGTTTGTAGCAACGCTGGATTCCAGGACATCTGAAATATGTCAGGCAATGGATGGAAAGCATTTTCCTATGGCACAGTATGAAGTAGGAGTAACAGCACCACCAATGCACCCGCATTGTCGGTCATGTACGGTGCCGTATTTTGAAGATGATATAGAAGACAGTAAGAGAGCCGCCAGAAATGATGAAGGGGATACTTATTTGGTACCGGCAGATATGACATATCCTGAATGGAAAAAGACATTCGTTGATGGAGATGTGGAAGATTATGAGGAATCAGATGAAGATTTTGGCAAAAAAGCAGGTGACGTACTTGTAGATATTGGAAAAAGTAGTACAATAGTATCAAGGAATATAAGTGGTGCAAGAAACCCATATGGAAATAAAGCAAAGGAGCATGCGGAACGGTATTATGCTTCGGTCAGAAAAATGACTACTGATGTGGACAGAATAGCAGATGCATCAGGAATAGATAAAGACAAGATTATGGAAATAAAGAATTATATCTTTATGGAAAAGCATGAACTTGGTGGTACTGAAAAAGAATATTTTGATCCGGATTATATGATGGCTGAATCATGGAGAAGGTTGATTGATGGAAAACCAGAAAAGCATGACTTGACTTTATTGAATCATGAGATAATGGAATGTGGGCTGATTCAGAAAGGAATGAGCCAACAGGAAGCACACATCATTACGGCAAAGAAGTATAATTATGATAAGGAGGCGCAGGAGTTCTATGGTAAAATTAAAAAATATCGTAAAGAATAATAACATGATACAATGTGACATTTATCCTGAAGACAGCAAAGAAAAAGGATTTATAACTGTTAATGTTACCACAGGAGAACTTGAAAGTTATGTGCTCCCTAAGGAATATGAATGGTGCATGAACCATTTGCAGCATGCAAAGAGAGCATTACTGGATATGGTAAAAGCAGATAAGATGCAGGATGAGAAAGTAGTAATGTGGTGCTGATAGCATAGTTGCACCGGTGCAACTGAATAAATTATGTTAATGAGAACACTTGGAGACAGGTGTTCTTTTTATATGCCCAAAACCTCATGGCGTTTAAAAGGTCGGTAATTTGCCATACGCAAGGCGTTTAAAAGGCGTGCTGCAGTGGAGACACCACGTTTAAAAACAGTGCAGGGAAAGGAGAAACATGGATTTTTTAAAAGATGTACTGGGAGAAGAGTTGTTCGGACAAGTAGCAAAGGTAGTCAAGGAACACAATGAAAAGCCTGAAAATAAAGAAAAACAGGTAAATATTGTGAATCTGGCAGCAGGTGAATATGTAGGAAAAGGAAAGTACGATACTTTATCTGCTGAGAAGAATAATCTGGAAACACAGATAAAAACGCTTAACACTACAATTGGCGAATTGAAGAAAGGAAACCAGGATAATGCAGAGCTCCAGACCAAGATCACCAATTTGGAAAATGATTTGAAGAATCAGCAGAAGGAAAATGTCAAGACTTTAAAGAATTATGCTTTAAAGGAACAGCTTTCTAAGTCAGGTGTACTGGATCCGGATTATCTGATTTACAAACATGGTGGTATTGATAAGTTTAATTTCGATAAGGAAAATAATCCGATCGGAGTGGATGATGTATTGAAGCCATATAGGGAAGATACGAACATGGCGCACCTCTTCAAACAGGAAGACAAACAAAATTATAAGCCTGCAGGTGGCGGCGCAGGACCTATAAAGAATCCATTCGCCAAAGAAAGTTACAATATGACGGAACAGGCAAAACTGTTCAAGAGCAATCCTGAGCAGGCCAGAGTAATGGCAGCGGCAGCAGGAATTGAAATTTAAGGAGGATAGTTTTTTATGGCAATTACAAAAATTTCAGATGTAATCGTTCCAGAACTGTTTAACAAGTATGTAATTAACAGAACTATGGAATTATCCGCTTTTTTTCAGAGCGGCATTGTGGTTAATTCACCAGAATTTGATACATTGGCCAGTGAAGCAGCAAGAACGCATAATATGCCATTCTTTGAAGACCTTCAGGGAGAGTCTGAGGCAACCTTGGAAGATGTTAAGATGACACCTGCTAAAATCGGTTCCAACAAAGATGTATCTACTACGATTTTAAGACAGAAGATGTGGGGCTCATCCAATCTGGCAGCAGCATTAGCCGGGGCTGATCCTGCAAAAGCGATTGGGGATCTGGTCGCAGCATACTGGGCAAGAGATATGCAGAAAGAACTGATTGCTATCCTCACAGGTGTGTTTGGAACAATTCCAGAGGTGTCTGAGCCATCAAAGGCAGCAGAGACAAGAATGGCAGACCATATTCTTGATCTGACAGGTGGAAAAACAGAAGCGGCAAAGATGATTGGTGCAAGTCCATTCATTGATGCGTGTCAGCTTCTTGGTGATGCACAGGCGCAGTTATCAGGTGTGGCTATGCATTCCGCTACAAAATCTTATTTAAAGAAGCTCAATCTTATCCAGACAGAAAGAGATTCAACATCTGTAGAGTTCGATACCTATCAAGGAAGACGTGTGACTGTTGATGATGGTTGCCCGGTCACAAGTGATGGAGTATATACCACGTATTTATTTGGAAATGGAGCGATTGCATACGGTAATGGTAATCCGGTAGGTCATGTTGCAACAGAAACGGATCGTGATAAGCAGACTGGAGGAGGCGTAGATTATCTTATCAATAGAAAGGCATTCATCCTGCATCCACGAGGAATTGCTTATACAGGTGCTGTACGTACACATGTAGAGACACCATTAAGAGAGGAACTTTCTAATCCTGTTAACTGGAATCCTGTGTATGAGCCGAAGCAGCTTAGAATCGTAGCAATCAAACATAAGATTGGATGATGAACATGGATGATCAGATCAGCAAATTAAAAAAGCTTCTTGGAGTAGAGACTGCGGATAAGGAGTTCGCAGTCTCATTTGCGCTGGACACTGCGAATGAATTAATAATGAATTATTGCCATATATCAGAGATACCGGAAGGATTATCTAATACGGTATTGAGAATTGCAATGGATATATACAGAAATGAACAGCCAGGGGAAAGCGGAGTACCGCAGGCTGTTCTTTCTGTTAAGACAGGCGATACGCAAACCAATTTTGGAACAGCTCAGACTGCTGGGTATGGAGAATTATTGAGGGACTATAAAAAGCAACTTAACAGATACAGGAGATTGGAGTTCTGATATGAATAGGAATAACATGTTCGATATGCACAGGGGAGCCATAGAGATGTTGTATTTAGACCTATGTAGTATATATGAATATCAGAATGTAAAAGACCCTAAGACGAGCATATCCAGAAAAGAAGAAGTATTAATACAGGAGAATCTGCCGTGTAAATTATCATATTCAAGCATTGATGCGGCTGCTGTTGGAGATGGGGCAGCACAGAGAAATATGATAGCAAAGTTGTTTATTGCGCCGGAAATCGAAGTAAAGCCGGGCAGCAAGCTGGTAGTGATGCACAATGGAATAAGTACGACTTTTGCAAACTCAGGTGACCCGGGGATATATCCGGATCATAAGGAAATTATGTTAAAACTGTTCGAGAGGTGGGCTTAATGGCTACGGATTATAGTCAGTTGATTGAACTCAGAGATAAATTAGAGGCTCTTTCAAAGGGAAAAAGCAGCAGATTTTGTGATGAATGTGTTAAGGAACTGGCAGCAAGAGTTTTGTCTAAGACGATAAGAAGGACACCTGTTGGAGATTACAGTAATGCATATGATGTGGAGGATGACGGAGAAAATAAGTTTCTGGTCATGTCTGATAAAATGGGAGGAACACTGAGAAAAGGATGGACTACAACACCTGTCAGCATACGTGGAACCAACCATAACATAGATGTGATCAATCAGGTGCCATATGCTTCTTATGTAGAATATGGGCACAGGCAGGAACCGGGAAGATATGTACCGGCAATTGATAAGAAACTAAAAAAGAGCTGGGTCCGTGGACAGTTCATGCTAACAGATTCGGCAAAGGAAATAAGCAGGAAAGCTCCGCAAATCGTACAGGCCAAACTAGATAAGTTTTTGCAGGAGGAGTTGAAGTGAGATGTTACATGAGGTAAAAATCGGAATAACAAAGTCTCTGGGCAAGGAATTTGAACAGATTAATATTTACACGGATAATATAAGGCAGGGGCTTGATGCTCCGTGCTTTTTGGTAACACCGCTGATCTCCACAGAAGAAAATCTGCTTGATAATCGGTATGAGAGAAGTTATCCGTTCATGATACAGTATTTTCCTAAAAAAGATGCGTATCAGGAAGAATGTGCAGAGGTTCAGGATAAGCTATTTAATTGTTTGGAATATATTGATGTAAGCGGGAATGCTGTGAGAGGAAATGACATGAGTGGACGCATCGTGAATGATATTCTGAATTTTGAAGTAACATATAATTTTATGGTATGGAAAGTAAGAGCGTCTGCGGAAGAAAGTGAGCTGATGCAGACATTGGAGCAGCATATCATAGAGAAGGAGTGATAAAGAAAATGTCAAAAGAAGTACAGGGAAGAGAGATTAAGTACACAAAGAAGCAGATTATGAAAGCTGCAAAAGTGTCAAGGTATGCAGATGCAGCACAGGCTCTGCTGGAGGACGATAAACTGTATTCTATGCAGGAAGTGGAAGATATAGTTGATAAGTTCATGAAAGGTGAGGTGAAATGACATGGCTTTAGGCGGTGGAACATTTACAACAATGAATAAGCTGATGCCCGGATCTTACATTAACTATGTGAGTGCAGCAAGGGCAGCAGCATCTTTGTCAGCACGAGGTATTGCAGCTTTGCCTATGAAATTAAAATGGGGGAAAGATAAGACGGTATTTTCTATGGCTGCAGAGGATTTTAAGAAAGAGGCAATGGATGTATTTGGGTACAAATACTCAGATGCAGAGATGCTTCCAGTTAGAGAAGTATTTAAACATGCTGAGAAATGCCTGTTTTATAAGCTTGGTGATGGTACGGCAGCAGAATGTAAAATGTCAAAAGCATTGTATAAAGGCAGCAGAGGAAACGATTTAAAGCATGTGGTGAGTGCAAATGTGGACGATGCATCGTTATACGATGTAGAGACATATATGGGAAATACACTGGTAGATTCACAGACAGTAGCACAAATGGCAGACTTAAAAGATAATAAATTTATATCATGGAAGACTGATGCAGAGATTGAGGCAACTGCCGGAATGAATTTAACAGGCGGAACAGATGGAACTGTCACAGGAGAGATTCATCAGGCTGTGCTGGATGCCTTAGAGCCATACGCATTTAATGTTTTAGGTTGTATGAGTGAAGAAAAGAGTGTTATTTCTCTTTACACAGCATATTGCAAGAGAATGCGTGATGACGTCGGTGTGAAGTTTCAGTTGGTAGCTAAGGGAGCGGATGCAGACTATATCGGTGTGATCAATCTTAAAAATGGGGTAGATGATGCCGGAGCTGACACCTATGCGCTCGTTCCATGGGTGGCTGGAGCCGAAGCGGGTTGTGCAGTAAACACGACTTGCGACAATATGACATATGATGGGGAGTATATTGTAAATGTAGATTACAAGAACTCAGAATTTAAGACAATGATTGAAAATGGAGAGTTTGCTTTTCACATGGTTGAAAATGATTTCAAAGTATTGTCTGATATCAATTCATATGTAAGCACTACATCGAATATGAACGATGATTTTAAGCTTAATCAGGTAATCAGGGTAGTAGATCAGATTGCAACAGACGAAGCTGCGATATTCAATACGATTTATCTGGGTAAGGTCCAGAATGATGAAGATGGAAGAGTATCATTTTGGAGTGATTGCGTGAGCATTCATAAGGAACTGCAAAAGAGTCATGCAATCGAAGAATTTGAAGATGATGACATAACAGTAGAGCGTGGAAATGATAAACGAACTGTTGTAACCTACGGAAATGTAAAACCGGTTTGCGCAATGAATAAGTTATACATGACTATTGCAGTATCATAAAGGGAGGGGATACAAGGTATGAGTGATACAACAATGGAAGCAAGAGACGCCTTATCTTCAAAATTAGCAAGGGCATATGCTACAATTGGTGGAAACCGTTATTTGCTCTTTCAGGCAAAGTCATTTGAGGCGACATTTACCAAGAATAAGAAAACGGTTGATATTTTAGGCAGGCCAGCTCAGGGAAATAAGGCAAGCGGATGGAGTGGGAAATTTAAGCTTGTGATTTATCATAACACCGAGCTGTTTAATGAAATGTTCACAAAATACAAGAATACAGGAGAAGATATATACTTCGATTTGCAGGTAACTAATGAAGATCCTACAAGTGCAGCCGGAAGAAATACGAAGATTTATAAGGATTGCAATCTTGACGATGGTACATTACAGTCCTTTGATGCTGCGGGAGATTGGCTGGAGCAGTCTCTGAATGGTACATTTGAAGATTATGAGGAACCTGAGAAGTTCAAGCAGCTGTCAGGTATGCAGTAAAAGCGAAAGATTCAAGCCTTCGGAAAGAGACCGGAGGCTTTTTATGTGGAGGTTTAGTATATGGCATTAGAAGCATTTTTAAAACAGAACAAAAAGGAACAGAAAACGATATTATATCCTGCATCAGAGTCTTTTGTAGATGAGGATGGCAGACCTATGATGTGGAAGCTTAGACCATTGGGGACACTGGAAGCAGAAAATATCCGTAAGCAGTGCCAGCAATATGGAAAAGGTGGGATTGTAAAGGTAGATACAGCCAGATTTAACAGGGAGATAGCGGTAAAATGTACTGTAGAGCCTAATCTGAATGATAAGCAGTTACAGGATTCATACGGAGTAATGGGCGCAGAAGACTTGATTGCAGAGATGCTGGATAAAGATGGTGAATACCAGGCATATGTTAAAAAATGCATGGAGATAAGCGGATATAAGGAGTCCGAGGCAGATTTGGTAGATGAAGTAAAAAACTGATTAATGGCAATGATGTGGAATCGGTTTATGCATATTATTGTCTGCATAAATTCCACATGTTGCCATCACAGTTCTTTGCCCTGGATAAATATGAAAAGGCATTTGTTATGGCTGCGATTGACATAAGGATAGAAAGGGAAAAGCAGGAAGCAGAAAAAATTCAAAACAGTAGATAGGAGACAGATGGATAATGGCAGTAAGCACGAGCGTAAGTGTAAATGATAATATGTCAGCGGCGTTTGCCAATATTACGATGTCAATCAATGCATGCCTGGGGGCTTTTATGGATATGCAGCAGGCGTCAGCAGAAGGCTTTCATGCAGATTTGATAGAAAATGCAAGGAATGCCCTTACTGACGTAAATGAGGCGACGGAAAGCCTTGTGCGAAATATGTCTGAGGTCAATGATAAGCAGGAACAAGTAAACCAGAGCATAGCAAGAGGTACTGTAGAAGCAGGGGGATTGCTTGGCAAAGTAACGCAGATTGCAGCGGCATATGTTGGATTTAATACTATAAAAGAACAGATATCGGATGCTGTAAATTATGCATCTGATCTGACGGAAGTACAGAATGTAGTAGATGTAACTTTTGGAGATGCGGCAGATTCTGTTAATAAGTGGGCGCAGACTACACTGGAAGCATACGGAATAAATGAGCTGAATGCTAAGAATTATGCAGGAACTATGGGCGCTATGTTAAAATCTTCACAGGTAGCAGATGATATGGTACAGCAAATGTCTACTAATATAACTGCGCTGGCGGGGGATATGGCATCTTTCTATAATTTGGATAGTGACACTGCTTTTGAGAAGATCAGATCAGGGCTATCAGGTGAGACGGAGCCGTTGAAACAGCTGGGTATCAATATGAGTGTAGCAAATCTGGAAGCGTATAGAATGGCGCAGGGAATCCAGATAGCCTATTCGGATATGGACCAGGCATCTCAGACTCTGTTGCGGTATAACTATCTGACATCTGTTACAGCAGATGCACAGGGAGATTTTGCAAGGACAAGTGGAAGCTATGCTAATCAGACCAAGCTGCTACATGAGAACTGGCAGGCATTTACAGGACAATTGGCAGCGCAGGCAATACCAACATTGACAGTTATAGTGCAGCACCTAAATAATTTGATTACTGGTGCAGAATGGCTGGGAAATGCGATAAGTGAAAACTGGGGAATTATAGAACCTATATTGGTGGGAGCTACGGTAGCAGTAACTGCTTATGCAGTGGCTGTAGGAATAAGTAATATGGTATCTGGGGTCAGTGCTACAGTGGAAGCAGTTAAAGGCGCATCTCTGGCATTATCTACGGGTGCAACATTTGGTGCAACAGCTGCACAATATGGATTTAATGCAGCTTTATATGCTTGTCCTATAACATGGATCATTGGTGCAATTCTTTTACTCATCGTGGCGTTATATGCAATCGTAGGTGCATATAATAAGGTGACTGGGGCAACCGTGAGCACAACTGGGATTATCGGAGGAACGTTTGCAACATTGGGGGCTCATGTATTGAATGTGTTTGTGGTACCAGCCTGGAATGCAATTGCGGCATTAATAAACTATATTTATAACGCATTTAATGGTAATGCAGCAGCAATTGAAATATTATTCTATGATATGGCATTAACTGTAATAGGGTATATAACCAATATGGCATCTGCAATTGAAACTGTAGTAAACAGAATACCAGGATTACAAGTTGATATAACGAGTGGGTTGGATTCTTTCTATAATGATTTGGAGGCGGCGCAGAAGGCAGCAAAGGATGGATCTGATTGGAAAGAAATAGTCGGACAGATGGATTATTTTGATTATAATAAGGCAGCGGCAGCAGGATATTCTGCGGGTGCAAAAGTAGAGAATAAGGTCAAGGACTTCTTTTCATTCTCTGACATAGAGATGCCGGATATGACGCAGAATGACACGTTGAGTACACTTGGGGATATAAGCTCTTATACTGCAGCCACAGCTGATGGTACGAAGGATATCAAAGATTCCCTTGATATTACAGAAGAGAACCTGAAGTGGATGAAAGACATAGCAGAAAGGGAAGTTATTGATAGAACCGTGTTCAGAGACATAACGGTAAGCCTTGGGGGCGTTTCCAATACTGTTAATAATATGAACGATCTGGATGGAATACCGGAATATCTTGGAAATGTAATTGCAGAGCAAATGGCGGTTTCAGCGGAAGGAGCGCATTGATATGGCATATGATCTATATTTGAATGGCGTATTGATGCCAGTCACACCGGGGAAAATTCAGACAAAGATAAAAGGGAATAACAAGACTATTGAGTTGATCAATGAGGGTGAGGTCAATGTGATAAAGCCAAGTGGATTGACTGAATTCAGTTTTGAACTTCTTTTTCCGAATCAAAGATATCCATTTGCAAATTATCAGGGTGGATATAGGAATGCAAAGTATTATATTGATATTCTGCAGGGGCTGAAAGACAATGGAAGTAAGTTCCAGTTTATTTTGTCAAGGCATAGGTCGAATGGGAGCAACTTTGGAAATATAGATGTGACGGTTACAGTAGAGGATTTGACAATAACGGATGAAGCTAAAGAAGGTTTTGACCTTAAAGCGTCAATTAAGTTAAAGCAATGGAAGCCATACGGAACAAAAGTATTTACCATAACTGACAATGCGACAATTCAATCAGAGAGCCAGAGGACACCATCAGCAGATGCACCCGCTACAGGTGGAACATATACTGTAAAAAAGGGTGATAGTTTATGGAAAATTGCAAAGCAGTTTTATGGAAATGGAGCAGACTATACTAAAATAGCCGGTTCAAATAAAGATACGGTAAAGAATCCGAACCTTATCTATCCGGGACAAGTATTGATGATACCGTAAAGGAGGTTAGAGGTATGGTTAAAGCCCAAATATTAATTGAAAACGAAGGTATTGTATATGAGCCCGCTGTATTGGATGGAATCCAATGGAGCACAGACAGAAAAGGTAGTCCGGGAAAATTGACTTTCACAGCTGTAAATGATGGAATACTGAATGTGACGGAAGGAAATGCGGTAAAACTGATTGTTGATAATCAGAATGTGTTCTTCGGGTATATATTCACAAAGGACCGGGACAAGGATAAGCAAATAAAGTTTACATGCTATGATCAGCTGAGATACCTGAAGAACAAAGATACATATTGCTATAAGAACAAAACTGCGTCACAGATCATAAAAATGATATGTGATGATTTTAATCTGCAATATGGGGACATGGAAGACACAGGATATCCAATACCTAAAAGGGCAGAATCAAACAAGACACTGTTTGATATTATTCAGAATGCACTGGATGTTACGCTCATGAATACGCAGAAAGTATATGTACTTTATGATGACTTTGGAAGAATTTCATTAAAAAATATAGCTTCTATGAAAGTAAATCTTATTATAGATTCAGATACTGGTCAGAATTTTGAGTATAAATCAAGCATAGATAGTCAGACCTATGATCAGGTAAAGCTTACATACGATAATGAAGATACAGGAAAGAGAGATGTATATCTGGTTAAGGATTCTGAAAATATCAACAAGTGGGGTGTGCTGCAGTATTATGATACACTGCAAGATGGAGAAAATGGAGCATCCAAAGCAGAACAGTTGTTACAATATTATAATAAAAAGACAAGAAATTTGTCTGTCAAATCGGCATGGGGAGATATTCGTATAAGGGCAGGTGCTGCGCCGGTAGTAAGCCTGAATCTGGGAGATATAATTGTAAACAATTATATGGTATGCGAAAAAGTGACACATACATTCAAAAATGGAGAGCATACTATGGACCTGACTCTTTCAGGAGGTGAATTCATTGCCTGATTTATTGACCATGATAAAAAGTGCAGCAATGGAGGCTGTCAGGGAAGGAAATCCGACTACATATCTGTATGGTACGGTAATATCCATTAATCCATTGGAAATTCAGGTGGATGAAGATATGAAGCTTGTGTTATCTGAAGATTTTTTACAATTAACAAATGCAGTAAGAGACTATACGGTGAATATGGAAGATGCGGAAAATGGAACAACACGTAAAATGATTATTAAAAATGCTCTGCGCATTGGTGAAAAGGTAATAATGCTACAGCAGCAGGGAGGACAGAACTACCTGATATTTGACAGGAGGAATGCGGATGCTACCGAACAATGATGGGTTACTTACAGATATAGAGGTCGATGAACAACCGTCCAAAACGTTTGCAATGAATTTTGATAAGGAAAATGTAGTAGGCTGGTGTGACAGGATAAAAGCTGTACAACAGGCTATTTTTTTAATTCTGAATATCGAGAGATATACATGTCCAATCGTATCATGGAATTATGGAGTGGAATTAGCTTCGTTGATTGGAAAGCCTGTTACATATTGTGTTCCAGAGATAGAAAGAAGAATCACAGAGGCATTACTACAGGATAACAGAATTAAGCGTGTCTATGACTTTGAATTTGAATTTCCCAAGAAGACTGTAATACATACCAAATTCAAAGTTGAGACTACAGAGGGAATCGTTGAGACTGACAAGGAGG